GGCGACGGCAAGCTGCATGTCGAGGTCATCGACCACCGGGCCCGCACCGACTGGGTCGTCGGCCGCCTTCTGGAGCTGGCTGAGCGGTGGCGGCCGTGCGCGCTGGTCGTGGACGCGGCCGGCCCGGCCGGGTCGCTGATCGCGCCGCTGGAGGCCGCCGGCGTCGAGGTGGTCAAGCCGACCGCCCGGGAGATGGGGCAGGCCTGCGGGCAGTTGTACGACGCGGCCGTCCAGGGCGACCTGCGGCATCTTGACCAGCCGCCCCTGCAGGTGGCGCTGGCCGGGGCGCAGCGACGCCCCCTCGGGGACGCCTGGGCGTGGGCGCGCAAGACCTCGACGGTGGACATCAGCCCGCTGGTGGCGGTGACCCTGGCCGCCTGGGGTCACGCCACGCGGGCGCATCTCGGCGCCAACTACGATGTGCTCGACAGCGCCGGCTGAGGAGGTCCGTTGCATCAGGTGGCGACCGACCTGCTGGACGCGCTCGGGCTGCTGCTGCTGGCCGCCGGCGCGACCGCTGCAGCCTGGCAGCGTCTCGGCCCGGCGGCGCTGGCGGTCGGTGGCGTGGTCGTGCTCGGCGGGTCGTGGCTGGCCGACCGGCTCGCCCGGCCGCCGGCGGCCGGGGATGAGGAATGAGCCTGTTCCGCCGCCAGCAGCGGCTGTATGGGATCGGGTCGGCCGGCGAGCTGATCCCACCGCGGTGGCAAACCACCTCGGGCGGTAGCGTCCCGGTGACCAATGAGACCGCGCTGCGGCACTCGGCGGTCTGGGCGTGCCTGCGGCTGCGCGGCAACCTGATCTCCACCATGCCGGTGGACGCCTACCGCAAGGTCGGCGGTGTCCAGGTCGAGGTCCCCAAGCCGCCCGTGCTCATCAGCCCCGGCGGCGAGCAGGTCGGCATCCAGGAGTGGCTGTACTCCAGCCAGGTCGACCTGGACCGCGCCGGCAACTGTTTCGGCGTCATCACCGAGCGCAGCGGCCTGGGCCTTCCCGCCCGGATCGACCTGGTGCCGCTGGCTGAGGTCGCCGTCCAGATCCGCAAGGGCGAGTTGGACAGTTACCGCATCGGCGGCAAGCAGTACGCCCCCGGGGAGGTCTGGCACGAGCGGCAGTACACCGTCGCCGGCCTGCACGTCGGTCTGTCCCCGGTCGCCTACGCGGCCTGGTCGATCGGGGAGTACCTGTCGATCCAGAAGTTCGCGCTGGACTGGTTCGGCGGCGGCGGCGTCCCCTCCGGGATCCTGGCCAACAAGGCCAAACCGACGATGAGCCCGCGGGAGCGGCGGATCATCAAGGACCGCTTCAAGCAGGCCACCGCCAACCGCGACCTGTTCGTCACCGGCGGCGACTGGGTCTACCAGATGGTCCAGGCCGAGCAGGCCGGCACCGAGTGGATCGACGCGAAAGGCTTCGGCATCGGCGACGTCGCCCGCTTCTTCGACTGCCCCGGCGACCTGATCGACGCGGCCGTGCGGACCGGCGGGAACATCAACTACGCCAACCAGGTGCAGCGCAACCTGCAGTTTTTGGTGATGAACCTCGGCCCGGCCGTGTTCCGCCGCGAGACCGCCCTGACCAAGCTGCTGCCGCGACCCCGGACCGTGAAGCTCAACAGCAACGCCCTGCTGCGGATGGACCCCAAGTCGCAGGCTGACATGTTCAAGGTCCTGATCGACGCACGCTCCATGGCGCCCAGCGAGGTCCGGGAGCTGCTGGACCGGCCGTCCTTCACCGAGGCGCAACTGGCCGAGTTCGACCGGTTGTTCGGCGCCCCCCGGACCCAGCCGACCAGCGCGACCGCGGAGGTGTAGCAGATTGCCTTGGCACATCGAGAAGGGCGGCGGGACCTGCGCGGCGGATGAGTGGGCCGTCATCAAGGATTCGGACGGCAGCACCGAAGGCTGCCACCCGACCCAAGCCGAAGCGGAGGACCAGATGGCCGCCCTGTACGCCAGCGAGAACGCCCAGGCCATCCTCGCCGAGGCAGCCGGGCGCCGCCTGCAGGGCCTGGGTCAGCGCAGCGGCGCGCCCAAGGAGGCGGCACGGCTGCTGCCGTTCGGTGCGTCCTTCCGCGCCAAGCTGCTGGATGACGGCGAGCACGCCGGCCTCCATCAGCTCGACGGCTACGCCTCCATCACCGACCGCGCCTACGAGATGTGGGACCTCTTCGGCCCCTACACCGAGGTTGTCGCCGGTGGCGCGTTCGACGAGACCGTCGCCGCCGACCCGGATGTGGCGTTCCTGGTCAACCACCGCGGCGTCACCATGGCCCGCACCACCGCCAAGACCCTGGAGCTTGAGGCCGACGCGCTGGGCCTGCGCACCCGCGCGTTCCTCAACCCCAAGCGGCAGGACGTGCGCGACCTGGTCGTGGCGATCGACGACAAGCACATCACCGAGATGAGCTTCGCGTTCATCATCGAAGACGGCGAATGGTCCGACGACTGGGAGACGTACACGATCCGCAAGGTCAACCTCGACCGCGGCGACGTGTCCGCGGTCAACTACGGCGCCAACCCCTACACCTCGGTGGCCGCCCGCGCCCGCGAGGTCCTCGCCGACCTCGACCGGCTCCCCGCTGGCGCGGCCCGCGCGGCACTGCAGCGGCTCACCAGCCGCGCCGACGTGGCGGAGATCAGACCGCCCACGCCGCCCGAACCCGAACCCGGCGGTATCAGCCTCGAGCTGGCCCGCGCCCTGTTCGAGGTCGACTAGCACCACCGTCCCGGCAGTCAGACCGGGACGCACCCCCCGCACGGCGAGCAAACCGGCAGTCAGACCGGCAGCGACCCGACCCACACAAGGCCCCACAGGGGGCCGGTCTGACAAGGATGCCCGCATGCTCACCCTCGACGAACTCATCGCCTCCATCGAAGTCGAGAAGGAAGGCGTCACCAAGCGGATCGACCGCAACAAGGCCGAGATCAAGCTCACCCTCGACAAGGTCCAGCAGGAAGGCCGCCACTCCCTCACCAGCGAGGAGACCGACCGGCTCAAGGAGCTCCGCGCCGCCAACGACCAGGCCAAGATCGACCTGGCCGGCGTCGAGGAGAAGCTCGGCGAGGCCAAGCGCGCCAAGGCCGAGGAGGTCGACACCCACGTCCAGCACCACCGCAAGCAGGACGGCGCCGCCCGGCCCGCGATGCGCGATGGGCTGGCCCGGATCGGCCAGGAGGAACGCACCTACCGGCCCGACACCGACCGCCGCGGCAAGCAGTTCCTCTGGGACGTCGTCCGCGGCACCCTGTTCAACGACTTCCAAGCCAACCAGCGGCTGGCGCAGCACATGCACGAGGAGAGGGTCGACCGGCCCCAGTACCTGGAACGCGCGGTCGGCACCGGCGCGTTCACCGGCCTGGTCGTGCCGCAGTACCTGACCGATATGTACGCCCCGGCGACCGCGGCGCTGCGGCCGTTCGCCGACATCTGCAACAGCCACGAGCTGCCACCCGACGGGATGACCGTCAACATCTCGCGGATCACCACCGCCACCAGCGTTGCCCTGCAGGCCACCGAGAACTCGGCCGTCAGCGAGACCAACGCCGATGACACGCTGCTGACCGAGAACGTCCAGACCGCCGCCGGGCAGCAGACCGTCAGCCGGCAGGCGATCGAGCGCGGCACCGGCATCGACGACGTCCTGTTCGACGACCTGTTCCGCCGCTACGCGACCACACTGGACTCCACTCTCATCAACCAGGCCACCACCGGCCTGACCAACGTCTCGACCGCGGTCACCTACGACGACGCGTCCCCGACCGCCGCGGAGCTGTACCCGAAGATCCTCGGCGCGGCGTCCGGCGGCGAGGCGGCGCTGCTCGCCCAGGCCATTCCCTCCCACGCGATCATGCACTCGCGCCGCTGGTACTGGCTCTCCTCGCAGATGACGTCCACCTGGCCGTTCATCAACTCCGCGGGGATCCCCGTGCAGGCCGGCGGTGTCGCCAGCGACGTCGGCTACAACCGGGGCGTGCGGGGCATGCTCCCGATCGGCTTGAACGTCATCGTCGACAACAACGTCCCGATCAACCTCGGCACCGCGACCAGCCAGGACGAGATCTACGTCGTCCCGCAGGCCGAATGCCACCTGTGGGAGGACCCGGCCGCGCCGGTGTTCATCCGCGCCGAGCAGCCCGCCGCCGCCACCCTCGGCATCCTGATGGTGCTGTACGGCTACTTCGCCTACAGCTTCCGCCGCTACACCAGCGGGATGCAGAAGGTCGCCGGCACCGGATTGGCCACCCCGACCTTCTAGGGGCCGGAGGCGTCCATGGCTGACCTGGAGGCAGTCGCCGCCGAGGCGGTCAGCCGATGGGGCGCCTGCCAGCAGCCCCGCGAGCTTGCGGGGCTGCTGGCCCTGGCCGGGCCCGGCGACCTGGTCGTGGAGATCGGCTGCGACGCCGGCGGGGTCCTCTGGGCCTTCCGGCAGGCCGGCGCCGGCCGGGTCGTCGGTGTCGACCTACCCGCCGCCGGCTATTCCACCGGCCAGCCGCTGGACCCGCACGGCACCGAGATCATCGTGGCCGACTCGCACAATCCGGCGACCCGCCGCAAGCTCGAGGGACTGCTGGACGGCCAACCGGTTGACCTGCTGTTCATCGACGCCGACCACACCTACAAGGGCGTCAAGCAGGACCTCGAGCTGTACGCGACGCTGGTCCGCCCCGGCGGGCTGATCGCATTCCACGATATCTGCCACCACCACCTGTTCCCCGATGTCCGCGTCGACCGGCTCTGGTGGGAACTGCAGGCCAAGCACCCAAGCCGCACCCGGGAGATCATCTACCGGCAGCGCCCGTGGGGGACCGGCATGGGCATAGGCATCCTCGAATGCGGCTGATCCGCACCTGGCCGGCCGAGATCCCCCCCGGCCGCAGCGGCTACGTGGTGGACGGGATCGAGCGGCTGGAGGTGCGCGGCTACGACGCGCGCCGCCTGGCCGGCCTCGGCGACGACGTGCTGCTGCTGGAGTGGGACGTGGCCGCCGCCAAGGAGGACCTGGCCGTCTTCGCCGCGGCGGCGCGCAGCACCCCCGGCCGGGTCCGGGTGGCCCCCTACCGGCTGTACCCGGAGGCCAACCCCGGCCTGGGCGGGCCGATCTGGGCGCACCGCCGCGAGCCCGGCAACGTCCCCGTCACCCCGGATGATCCGGTCTGCCACCGGTTCGGGTTCGGGATGGTCTACCTCCCCCAGGTGCTGCTGGAGGCGTTCGCCAAAGGCTGGCTGGCCGCCAACCCGCTCGGGAACCTGACCGACGAGACATTCTCCGGCTGGCACTACCGCACCCAGGATCCGGACGTGCCGATCTGCTGGGAGGTCCGGCCGGTGCATCTGCACTACCGCCCGCCCACGCTGTAGAGGAGGCCCACCGTGGCCACGACCGAATCTGCCGCCGCTGCGGCCCGCCGGTTGGCGGCCGACCGGGAGACCGCCGAAGCGCAAGGCCTGAC